TGAAATAACTGAATAAGGAAACACCAAACATCTTCAATTCTCACAGACGATAAAGCATAGACTTATGCGTCCGCTTGAATATAGAAGGTGACGGATGACCTGAAGAAAAGGAACCTAGTCCCATAAAACGAAGAAAGGACGGTAACGAAACGTTGAACTTGGTTATAGTCTCAAGAATCATTCCAAAATTAGAAGATATTTTGGTAAACTCTTTAAGAGATACACCTGAGAAAAACGAATCGGAACTAACAACTCTCTTCGCAAACTCTGCCACACCTTTATTAGAGACTAAAGATTTAGAGGGATTAACCCCTACATCTAGCTCTTTCATCAACTTCAAGTACTGTTTAGCAACCTTAGAATCAAGAATTACTAAATCGTCTCCAAGAACTAGGTAATACTGGAATCAACCAGCATGCCCAGCTCGTCAGGCAGACAACTGTACGAGAAAATGATGAGTAAAGGCTAACATAGCCCAAGAACTAAGCGCCCCCATGGGTTGGCCACAAGCATATCGGACTGCTAAGTCCTTAAAACCTTTGGAGTTCGGAACTAGATAGTCCCGCTCAACCAAAAGTTTAGCTCAATGGTCACCCAATGAGGGTCACAATTGATTTAAGATCAAAATCTGAAGTTTCAAAGGTAATCGATCAGTAGCAGCGGATAAATCAAAAGAGAAAGACACAGGACGAACCTTCAGCATCTGCTGAAGTAGTTCTATACCCTTCTCTTGATTAAATGTAGCATCCTGTTTAATTGTTTTCAAAAGAGAAAACAAATAATCATGGAGAGGCTTCATAATCCACTGCGTGACGATATCCACCATAGCGAAAACACGAACTTTTCCCGGCTCGTCTTTAAAAGCCAACCGACCAACAGCCCATTCCCTTACTTCTTCAACTCCATAACCTGGTTTGGAATACAAATCCAACCAATCGTTAATTTGTTGAAATTTAAAGGTATTAGGGACGTAAGTCGGAGCCTTAGTAAAGAACCAAGCGACACTCGATCAGAGAGGAGATTTTCTCAATAAGAGAAAAGAATCCAAAATCCCTGATGTAGAGTTTCCCTTAAAATCCGATGAAGAAATGCTTCCGCTTGCCCTTATAATAAAGGGTCTAAAACTTCATTTAAATGGTTGTGTGAAATTTTCCACCAAATCCCCTTCCCATAGC